TAACCCTTTGACTTCGGGTTGCCAGTGGGACTGCCCACTGCGGTGTAGGTCTCAGTGCCCGATGTTCCAAGAATCTTGTACATATGGTCGGCCTCGCCGTCATTGTATACAAGTGCGGTGATGGTAACGCTGTAGTTCAGTGCGCCGTCGGCGTCTTTCTTCAGTGTACCAACGGTAAGGCCCTTGTAGATAACAAGTGCGCCGTTGCCGCGTTGGAAATCCAGCTTCCACTCGTGCTCGCTTGTGAAAGCACTATTCGGGCCTTCGTAGATGCCGTCACTTACGCTACCGCCGAACAGGGCAGGAAGCTCGGTGAGGTCATAGTTGGCCAGCTCGAATGTCATTGTCACGGGATTGCCCTGATAGATGATATCGAACGGAGCATCGAAAAACTCGGCCTCAATCTCGGTTGAACTAGGTTCGTCCTGTGCGATTGACAGACCCTTAAGAACACCCATCAGCATGGTGTAATCACCAGTTGCGCCGACTTCACGATAACCCAAAGCAATGGGTTTTACGGTTGTTTTCTTTGACATAGTCGTACTTTTTAATTGTTATTGTTTTCTTGTTGTTCGTTTGGTTGTTCGCCATCCGTATCTATTGTCACGACAAACGACTTGACATAAAGGAAAAACCTATTATCGGGATTTCCGTGGTCGTCATCGTCGTATGAAAGAACCGAATCATTTTCGATTGAATAGGTGTCACTACCCGAATCGGCAATGGTTTCGTCGATGACCGTGTTGACGGCATCTTGCATATCCTTGTATGCTTTCTTGTTGAAACGTCCCCGTGTAAGTGTCGGTACGTAGCATTCAAAATAACAACGTACCCAACCGAACGTCTGTTTTGCGAATTCGCTTTCATCGTTGATATTACCCGTCCTAATGACGATAAAACCGTCTTTCTTGTCGCTTGCGGTAAGTTCGGTCGGCACACCCATCGGGTATACGTTCTTTGTTACCTTACCATACAACAAGTAGTAAAGGTAGTCCATCAAGTCGGTACGTGATTCGTTTACCATAGTTCTTATTTCTTACGTTTACGGAATCGTGGATATTTATCAAAGTGGCGTTGTTCGGCGTACGGGTTGTTTGCATAGCGTTCTTGCATCCGTTTAAGGTTGTTGCGGTTGTTAGTGTTGTACTTGGCAACATGAACTTTCAACCTTACCTTTGCGGGTTTAAGGTCACGCTTGACTTGGTCGAAGAATTCCGTCATTACCGCGAAACGCATCGTTTTCGTTTGCATCACGTCATCCTCATCCCAACCGCGCGTCTTGATTTTCATCGTGAAACCTTTTTCCCAATACCCCCAATAAGGTGCAAGTATCGCGAAAAAGACGTTCCACCCTTGCCCGTCCGAACCGTTATAGTTGTCTATGTATTGCTGTGCCAACCCGTGGCCGTAAATGGGAAACATCGAACTAATGTCCGCGTTGAACCATTCATGCAAGTAAGATTCCCTATCGGCGGTTTGGTCGCGGAAAAAACCGCTTGCTTTCAACTTTCCGTCGTATGCGACACCCCAACATAGACTATCAAGCAAGTTGCCGTATCTATCCATGTGGTGCGCACCATGATATTCTTGAATGCGGTTGCCGATTTCGTTCACCTTGGTCATCGCGTATTCAATCAATCGGTCGGTTTGGGCCGTAACCGCGATTTTCATCATGTTACGTTTCATCCGCGCCGCGCTAAATCCTATGACCTTTGACTTTGTCGGCATATCATCCACCCATCAAGTTGTTATCATCCGTCGGTACGTCACCTTGTTCATTATCGTTTTCAACATCATCATCACTACTACTTTCGGGTTTATTAAAGATGACCTTTTCATTCCGCGTCGCATAGATGGAAACACCACCCAATTGCGACGGTTCGGCATTGTCAACCTCCATCGTCATATTTACACCGTATACGTTCACGATAACGTAATCCCCTTTCGCGGGTATGATATACATACCATTGTCGTCTTGGGTAAGCGGTATGGAAATGACATATGATGATGTTTGCATCAAGTTGCCCTCCTCCTTTGTCACCATGTGTTCATCCATGATGCCCTCGTAAAGGACGGTCTTTGTGTCATCCTCCATACCCGAACCCTCGACTACACGGATTATCCGACCCGTGTACGGGAATTCCATTATTTCGTCTTTTGAACGTAGCCAGTTTTTCATAATGACGGAACGTCAACAATCTTAATGAACTTAATCTTCTTTCTTGCACCGTCAAGTATTTCGGCTCTTTCATCGCCGTACAAGTTGTAGATGGCGATTGCGTACTTGATTTTATCGTCTTGGTAAAAGTCTTGTTCTTGCCCGATGGTCTTTTGGAAACCATTATGGGATTGTGACAAAGACGCCGTATTAGAAGGGCTGAGGAGGACGGCCGTAAAGATGATGTCGGCGGTCATAAGTTCCCTTTGACGTTTGGTAACGTCCGATTCATCGTATACATCGTCCGTCGGTTGACACCCACGGTCGAGAGCAATCTTGACAAACGTCTGTTCCTCAAACGTATACCTTGTCGCCGCTTCTAACCATTCTAATACTGTCATCTTTGCTATCTTTTAACTATTGCCAAAACAATTGTTTAAATCACTTACGCGTCTGCCTCGGTTGTATCAACCAATACGTGATACTGTGACTCGTCAAGCACGGTGGCATAACGACCAATCACGTCGGTGTGATAAGCCTTAAGCATGCCGTTCGGTGTAACCTTGTTGATTACATTCAGGAAACCCTGAATCTTTGCCAATGAGAACTGAACGGTGTTGTTGACCTCGCCCGAACGCAGGAGTTCAACGTCGGCGCACTTGGCATGTACAAGAACACCAGCGTAGCCAAGAGGACGAAGGACGGCGACGCCCGACTTCCAACCCTTGACGGTGGTGTAGGTGGTGATGCCCTGTACGGTCTGTTGCTCGCGCACGATGCGTATAGGTGATATCTTTGAAATAGGTGAACGGCTATACTGTACCAGTTGCTCCCAAGTGATGGTGTCGACGTTGGTAGTGGATGAACCACTTGTAACGACGATAACCTTGTCGGGTGCATAAAGGGCAATATAACGATTGACCTCCTTCTTGAAAGCGGCGTTGTTCAACAGTACGTTGATGACCATCTCCCAAGGCAAGTCCCACTCGAACGGTGTGCCGTCGGGAATTGCGTTGGCCTCCTTGTAGTCATACTCAATCTTGCGCATCTGCTCGGGTATGTCGCAATCGGCGGCAGTCCAAACCTTTGCGCCTGCGGTCTTGTAGTTAGCAAGAGGAATGTAGGCGGCTTGGTTGGCAACTACACCGCTGAAGCCTTGTGTGGTGGTTGTGCCACCTGCGACGTTGGTGATAGCAACGGTGTTACCGTATTGACCACCACGTGAAAGGGTCATAGCAGCCATGTTAGATACGCGGAGGTTGTGGGTCTTGACAAGGTCGGCGACGCCACGAACGAAACCTACTACAAGGTCTTGGTCTGGGCCAAGTTCTTGCAGACGTGCCTGAAGCTCGAGTTTTGACATTGAGGTCTCAAACAGTCCCTTACCATACTGGTAGATGGAACCTGTCTTTTCCTCGTAGCCCTCGGCCTCAAGTTGCATGGTTTCCGACAGAGGAGCCATTGCATCGGCCATAGGCACGGTGCGGTTGATTCTTTGACGAACTGTCCATGCGGGGTTCTTTTTCAAGTCGGCGATATCGATGTCGTACTCGTTTCCTTCTACGCGGAAATGCTCCTGCCAGAAGAAAGCGTTCTCCTTAATCTCTATAGAACGGTCGATGAGGGTTTGCAGGAAACCACGGTTTTGACCGTCCATGAATCCCTTCTGATAAAGTTTCTCAATTGCTTCATCGGGGGTAAAGTGGAATTTCAATGCGTTTGACATAATCTTTCGTTTTTAATGGTTATTAAATCCAGAAGATACCGTCAATGTTTGACTTGTTCTTGGCAAGAACGTACTTGGGCAGGGGCTGCATCTTTGCAATCCATGCTTGCTTGTCATAGACGCCCGATACGCTATAGTTAGCACCATCGGCGATTCCATAACCCTCGGTGGGCATAAGGTCGCGGTCGGCCTCGTTGAACACGTTGGGATTGGGAACAAGAACGGGTGCTGAACCAGTGCTACCAGTGTCGGCGGCTTTGTTAGCCTCAACGAGAATGGTGTCGGTTGTCAATGCAGTGCCAAGAGCATTCTCAAGTGTTACCTCGAATTTCTCGTTGGCCTCGTCATACTCGACGGCGGTTACTTTGGCATATACACCAACGTAATCGGTCTCGGTTTCGGTGAATGTTGCACCTGAAAGGTCTACCTTATCGTCGGCAACGGATATTTCACTGTCGCTTGTGATGGTCTTTACCTTAAGTGAATCGGGTGCAATCATCAAGTACATACCCACCTCGGGGGCATCACTGTAGCCGTCACCCTCAAGGTAGATGGTTGTCGCATTTGATGCGGCATTTGCCTTTGCCTTGAAAGAACGGAAAATCAACATGGACTGGCCAGGGGTGTACTGCATCAACTGTGCGGCAAACAACTTTGAGAAGTTGGCTGACGGGTTAGCGATAGTTCCACCGAGAAGGATGTTACGACGGTTTTCACCGTTTGAATCCTTCACCCAAACCCATTTACCTCCACGAACCTTTCTTGAACGCTCGTAAAAATAAGCAAGATTTGTTACCATACTTTTGTTTGTTTTTGGTGAAAAAATGATTATTCAATCGTCACTTTAGGCATACCCTCAAGATATTCTTCATCGCGTTTTTGCACCTGACGCGGGGCAAGCGGTTTGATGTCACCAATTGAATCCTTGAATATCGCTTGGAATTTATCCACCAATTTCTTTGCTTGTTCCTTGTCGTCGGCATCCAACGTAGCCTCGAAATCCGAAACGTAGTTGTCGAACGATGCATGAAGGTCTTGTCGTATACCCTCCTTGGCTAACTTAATGACCGACTTTTTCTTTTCGGCCCGCAACTCGTTCGCCTTGTATTTCTCCAATTCATCCAAGCGGTCTTGGACTTCCTTGGGAATTTCGGGTTTCGGAGGTGTTTGTTTGCCAAGTTTTGCGTTCAACTCATCGATTTGCTTTTTGTAGTCGTTCTCTTTCGACTCGAACGTCTGCTGTTTCTTGGTCAACCCTTTAGCGGCTGCCGACCTTGCGGTGTCAAGGTTGAATTTGATTTCATCATCGATACCATCATCGTCAATTCCCGCCGCCTCGTGGCGTTTCGCGAAATGTTCCGCAAACTTGTCCTTAAACTCGTCGGTAAGTGTCTCGCCGTCGTAACTTCTCTCGTTACAATAATCGTTTGCTCTCTGCAAAACTTCTTCTTTTGTCATAGTTCTCTACTAATCGTTTTTGTTGAACAAAATTGTTGGGCACAAACTAAATGTAAAAAACGCACACGTACATAACAATATAAAAGGTTTATGATGTCAAATGTTAAAAAGTCTATCACAATAATATTGCTATATATCAAAGGTGTATGACACCGATAGTATTTTTGTGCAACAAAAATCCGTTAGCCGATGGCAAAGAAACGCAACGACATAGTATTGAGTCCGTTGGAGGATGGCAACCAAAAATACGCCATACGTTCCAATGCCGACTTTGTGGTTCTTGCAGGGCCGACGGGTTCGGGTAAGTCATACGCCCTTTACTATGCGCCGATGGATTACCTTGCCATGAACGACAACGCCAAAATCGTTTGTTTCATGCGTAACGTGTCCGACTTTTGGGGCGCGGGTAAGGTTAACGACACACTTAAATCCATGTACCCGTTGATTGACCGTTCGGTCAAGAAACAACCGCAAGACCCGATTGGCGAAATCATACGTAACCAAACGGACATGGGTATGAAACTATACAACGGGTCGGAAATCAAGTTCCAACAACTTGACAACGAAAGTCCGATAGTCATCGATAAGATTGCCAAAGGTCTGCAAGCCAAGAAACTTATATTCGATGAAAGCAACAAGTTCCTTTGGCGTACCATAACATCGTTCATGCCCCGTTTGCGTTCCGATAGCGCGGGTAAAGCGCAGATATTCATGGCGCAGAACCCCGAACGCGAATGTGCCCTACGTAAGTTATGCGGTAAGGGCGAACACGGCGGCGGA